CTAGTGATTGTGTCAGGCAGTGTTCTAGGCTTGGTTGTATGCAATCGGTTCAGTGTGTGGTTTGTGCTTGTGGCTTGGCAGTGTGTTATCCGTGTTATGCTTTTTTGATGAATCAAGGAAGGCAGTTTGAAGCCCCGCATTGTGTTTGTGGTTTGCCAATGCGAGTTACGTCGCCGGTGGGTAAGGTGGCGTTCCATGAAACCTGGGTGACGGGTCACACGATTGCTGGAGCAGCCAATCTCACGAAACATATGTTGCAGCCTCAGATGATTCCCAATTACACTGATGAAGACTTTGAATTATTAAGTCAGTGTATTGCTGTGGCTCATGAGAATAGCATCTTTGATGTTGAGGATGGAACTTTTGCGATACCTCATTTCCTCGAGCCGAATCATATGGTTCGCGAGTTTCCTTCCACTGGTCCTGGGCTTTTCTACGACATGCCTCCTGGTGTGAAGAAGGATGTGTTGTTGGGGAGAGTTGTCAAGTATATTCTCGACGTTGCCGAAATTATTAGCCATCTGGAGTATGATGCTGCAATGACCGTACTTAGGTCCATGATATCCGCTGTAATGCAAATTTCTGTTAAATTGGAGGTTCGTGCTCCAAAATGGAGCGAAATATTGCAAAAGTGGGTAATCAAGAACGGTGAACGGTTCTTCTTCATTGGCAATGCGATCAATTGCGCAATCGACCAAATGTTGCTGATGCCATTTTCGAAGATGGGTGGAATTGGGACGACTTACAACAATGTTCCGAATAAGGTCGGAATGACCTTTTGTGGGCTGTCCGCGATGAAATTTGTGTCCGAATCATATCAAATTCCTGAAATAACATTGTCATCCATGAAAACTCGTAAGGATGTGGAAAATTTGGTTGATGAGATAATCAGGGTCTGGATAACGATTGAACTTGATGTTGAGAAGTATGACATTTATACGCTTGGATTTATAATTAGCGCAGTCAAACGTTCATTTGGAAAGTACTTCAATCTCTCAGTTCCTTCTGGCGATGATGCTGAGAGTCAATTGAGGAGAGCTAATGTCCGTGTGTTCAAGTATTTCTTCATGCGCTCTGTGGAAACTGTTACATTGAAGACGATATCTGATCCGGCGGGAAACTTCTTTTATATGTTGGTACAAGCGATGGTGTCTGGGACTTGGGACACATCTTTCATTAATACCATAATCAACGATGTCGCGCAGACGTTTACATTGAAAAGAATGTATCCAAATATCCCGATTGTTCGCAATGCCCCCGCCACTAGTCAAGTCATTCAGACCCCTGTCACTAAAATGTTGTATGGAGATGACGTGTTAATGAACTTGCGTCGTGAAATATATTTGAAATTCGATAAAGAATTGTATCGCAAAATAATTAAGGAGAAATTCAATTATAATGTTCCAGAAAACGACATCAAAGAGTGTAACAAGCCATTTATCGACATATTTGCTGTTGGTACCCCAGAGAAGGAAGGAAATGCTCCAGATCCCAATGTTCCGACTTTTTTGAAATATCAGGTCGGATGGCTTTATTGTGTGGATTGTCAATTTATTCACTTCCATTTCTATCGACATTCGTCACACACCATTCCAAAGCTGCTTCATTCGTCGACGTCTAGCCTTGAGCCTGGTCACTTGCGCTCTAGGTTGATATGTTACGCGTATACTGTTGGCGTGAACCGTGTCACGTATAATGCGCTCAAGTGTTTGTGGTTGCAAACTGAGAAAGACGAATTCGTTGAGGTCGATTGGTCTCCTGAGAATTTGAGGAGGATGGAGGTCTATGGTATGGACATTGATAAGTTCGATCGCAACAAATTTCCGAGATATGTCGATGTGGTCGGCCACTCTGGATGTCCGAATTATGGGGTGGGTATTAAGGTCAGGACTGTGTTGCCGTGGCCAATGTGCAAGTATGATTGATGCTTGCTGGATTTGACGTAACTAAAAGTTAGTAATCCAAAATAAAATTAAATAAATCACCAAAAACAAGCGATCGTGGGTATCTACCACGATTGCCACGACAAAATAAAACCAGAAAAGGGGTTAGCCATTCCTC